TAATATCGTCCATGTTCTTGTGTAAATAATTAGCCATCTGACCAATAATATTGTCTTGTGATAATGTGTCAGCTAGGTCTTTTAAATCTTCACCATGCTGTAAACATCTAGAGATTAGTTTACCGGACGCTCTTAGCTCGCGATCAAGGTAAGAATCGGTGGGTTTAATCTTTACCCAAAACGCCATAGGCGTTACACCATTAATATCTGCGATGTAATTTACAATACCTACAACCTTACGGTCATCTATCGGTAGAGTAAAAGTTGTACTCATCATCCGGTCTGGAATCGTTGCTCTCACTATCTTATCTTCCTTAATCAAATTCATTTTCGTGTTCCTCGATAAATTGGTACAAACTAATGTTAGTCTCTTTCACCTGTTCTATCTCGTGCCACATTGTGTCAATCGTACTTTCTAGTTTAATGATATATCTAGAATTTACAACAATAACTATTAGACAAATTAAAATGGCAAAGCCTAATATACAAGTATTAATGTACTTCTCTAGCGCCGTCTTGAATTCGTTGTTCATGTTCTTTTACCTTTATTTCAAACAATTTGTGTAATTTTCTACTCCATATAACTTTCATGTCATAGTCCTTAGCTTGTTTCATAGCTTTCAAAACATTATTTATTCTTTTATCCATTAGTCTTACCATCCGTATTCATCCTCCGGGTTCATAAAATTAACAACAAATAAAGAGTTAGGGTAACTATTAACTCAGCTAGTAAAATTTCTGTCATAGTTTACCTACCTCAGGTAAAGTTTCACCTGACCATTTACTTTTAGATTCACGGCCACCTTCTATGTTTTTTCTAGTGTCTTCTACCGGCAACATGACATAACCATTGTAAGTTTTTACCTTCAGACCAAAGTGCATAAATTCTTCTTCACACATTGGACAATCAATCTCCATCATGTCTTCACCAAGTACATCTTGGACTCTTATATAACCATTGCCATTACAGCGTGGACATATTGTTTCAACGAGTTTTACCATTCTTTCTTTTTTTCATCTCTTTCTCTAATAAAAATTCTATTATTTTTTGTACACTTACAGGTACTTCAAACCTATTTTGTGCTAAATTAATAAGTTTTTCGTGTGTATTCATAGATACAGACACTGACTTAAATCTACTTATATCTGGCATTATTTTTCCTTTTGTTAACATATTATATGGGATTATATAGAGCAAATATAATATTTGACAAGAGTTTATTTTAATTTATTATGAATAAATCTCTCACCTTCATATGCCGGTGGTTTTTGATCAATTTAACTGCCGGCATTTCATCATTTTATGTCGCCCCAGTTGTCTCCCGTCTCATAATCTACCTTGTTTGGAACCTTTAACTGCACTGCAGCCTCCATAATCTCAATAATTTTCTCTGCTTCTATTGGATTAGCAATAGATATATCAAGTTCATCATGTATTTGTATGTGAGGTACAATACCTTCGTTATACAAAGCCAGCATTGACATTTTTGTCATGTCCGCAGCACTACCTTGTATCAGTTTATTTAATGCTTTGTATGTGAATGCACGTTTAATCCCCGGGCCATGTTCCCTTAAGGCATCTGCGTGTGGTAGTGGTTTCTTAATACCAAAACCATATGGCTCCCATAAATCAAAATGACACAACCGACCACCTATCGTTCTAATCTTACCACTGTCATCTGCACGTCTGCTAACCGCATCTGATAACATGCGTACAAACGGTGCTTTCTGATGATAAGTTTTAATTAATTTTTCTGCGGCTTCTTTCATTAATCCTAGTTCGGCCATAAGTTTATTTTTACCCATGCCATACATTAATCCTAAGTTAATAGTTTTGGCTTGCTTCCGTTCGATCCCAGCCATGTCTGCAATCATCTGATGAAAGTCTGCATCGCCGGCGTTGTAACCTTCTACAATCGTACCAGTGCCTTCTAGTTTCATCAACGATGCAAAGTGTACTAATATTCTTGGCTCCTGTTGTGAGTAGTCAAAGCAACCCCAGGTACATTTCTCTTCAGGTATAAATATAGAACGAATCATCGGGCCCAGTTCCTTGTGGCGTGCTGGTATCTGCTGTAGGTTCGGACTGTTGTAACTAAACCGTCCAGTCACTGTACCACCTTGATCAGAACGAATCTGGTTTATCTCAGCATGAATTCTGCCCTGGTGTTGGTGTTTCAATATAGTGTCAATAAAAGTAGTGTTGGCTTTGTTAATCTCTCGTGCATTGACAATTAACTTTGGCAACTCTGCTGGGTGTGTTGCTAAAAAGTTTTTGGTAAAGCTTGGTACACCTGTCTCTGTTCTGTCGTATGGTATTTTTAGTTTGTCAAACGCTTTGGCAATAGAAGCATTAGCCCATATCTCTATATCAAAACCTGCAATCTTTTTTATGTCCTGATGTAAACCTTTTTCAGTTTTAACTAAATTTGTTTTGATAGCTTGTGCTACATCCAGGTCTACACGAACGCCTTTAAATTTCATATCAACTAGACACGGAAATAAATTTGTTTCTAGGTTAAATACATCCCACAAGTCTTGTTTAGTAATCTCGTGTTGTAATGCATGCCACAACTTCAATGTCATCTCAGCATCACGTTCAGCATACTCACCAACAAACGGTGCCGGTAAGCGCCACATCTCAGCTTTAGGATTGATGCCCCAATCTTTAGCGGCTTCTTGTAATAATTTTTCATTCTTACGCATGCCAATATAATCTTTACCAATAGAGTCTAGAGTGTAACTAAATCTATTTTCGTTTATCAAACTTGCAGCTATCATTGTATCAATAATACCACCGCGTACTTGAAAACCTAGTGACCTAATCCAGGACACATCATACATAGCGTTGTGAAATATTTTTGTTGCATCGGTATGTAAAACTTCTTCGAACCAATCTAAGACTAATGCGCGGTCCATGTTCCCACCGCCTTCATGCGCTATCGGAAAGTATCCGGACCAACCTTCAACTGCAACGGCAATGCCGACTACTTCTCCATCTCTTCTTATCGCACCAGATCCTTGTGTCATTAGATTTGGATCACGTGTCTCTAAGTCAATAGCTATTTCAGTATGACTAGATAAGTCGGGTAATCTTTGTGGTGGTACCCATTCTGTTTCAGGTGTGAATAATGGTTGCTGTAGTGTTCTCAACTGTAGTCTCTCTCAATTATCATTTCTATAAAATGTTTCGCTTTCTCGAGGCTCTCTTTGCCTCCCTTATCTTGATGTCTAACTATATACTTTATAGCAGAACCTTCGGCGAATAACAACTTGTTTTTATTGATGAATTCGCTGGGCTGTATCTTATATTTTTTGTAATGATTACCGCCAACTTGTGTTTTATATGCATTTACCATACCATTCCTCCTGTAGAATACATTCTTCTGTCTTCTCTTTTGTTTCGTTCATAGTGCTTTCTTAGTATGATCATACAGTCAGCAACACTAACACTATTTTTTCTGTCATTAAAATCCCAACGACAAAAAACAATATTATTTTTTGTGTAACCAACATCAGAATCAAAACGATCAACTGATAATAAATCAGGCGGCGCTGAGTGTCTTTTCTTTGCACCTTTGATAGCTAGTTTTCTACCTATGATAAAAGGCTTACCGGTGTAATAACATTTCCAACCATATTTTTCTTTGTGTTCTTCCCACAATTCAAAAAATTCTTCTCTTGTTAAATCATTTTTTAAATCTTGCAACTTACCTTGTTTTCTTTGTTGTATTCTTTTTATTCTTTTACTGATATCGCCCCATTTGCTAATTAAGAATCCTTTTTCCGTGTTTAAGTATTGAATGTTTTGAATTCTTGCTTTTTCTTTATTTCTTGTTTTCATAATACATAACTCCTTTCATAGCTCCTTGGCTCTAATATATGTAAAGATTTCTTTGCTCGTGTTACTGCTACGTAAAACAAACGATGTAATTCATCAGGATTAATATCATCGTGATCAGCAGCAGACTTGGTAATATCCGGTAAAACTAAAACATTATCAGCCTCACCACCCTTTGCTGCATGTATAGTTGACAATATTATTCTTGGTGTCTGTGAAATTTTTTCTTCATTAGCTAACATATTACGTATGTAGTTTTCTGTTTCTGCATCTAACCCTGCAAACGCTTTGTACCAAACCTCTTTCGTTTGTAATCCATGATCCGCGACGCATTCTTCAATACCATATCCTATTTCTTCATCGCTCATAGTTTTAGCAGTGCGATAACCTTTGGTTACATTATCTCCCAGGTACGAATAAATATTCTTTATTGATGCCACCGGTAAAGTATGCTCTAACTTGCGCCACTTCTCCCAGGTTTGTATTGCCAATAACAAATCTAATTTAATTGAGTTTCTATGTTTATGTGCGTAGTACCAACCTTGCAACTCACATAGGTCTTTGATGTCATCAAGAAAATGATTNGCTGATGACAACACTAACCACTGTCCTTGTGACATATCAACTTGAGTAACGTCAGTNTATCTTNCCAAGTTACCCAACTCTTGTCTTGGTAAATAATTTTTTTCATATCTATTAGATACATTTCTAATTATGCTTTGTGATAGTTCATGTATTGGCCCACCAGGTATACGATAAGATTGATTTAAAGTATCAACATGGTCTACTTCTTCCTTAAGTGCGATAAAAGTATCAACATCAGCTCCAGCCCATTTAAATATCGCCTGATCATCATCCCCAGCAATGTAGGTTTTGTTTGCTTTCGCCCATAAAGACCTGACCATTCGCCATTGCAAAGGTGAGAGGTCCTGTGCTTCGTCAATAAATAATACGTCAAAAGACGGAGATACATCTTGTTCAATAAATTTTTCCAACATGTCGTCATAATCAACGAGTCCTTTCTCTTGTTTATATTTCTTAAGTTCTTGATCTAAAAGATATAGTAAATCTCTTTCCACGTCCACATATCTATTATGCTCGTTCTTATCATATTGCTCCAATACAGGTATTTCTTTAACCCTTGCTTTATTTATCAATCTTAAATATTCATTGTCAGAATTAAAAATACCATCTGATTCATTGTAAGACGCAACCTTAATTGGTATGCCACATTTCAAACCAAACTCTCTGTAGTCTTCAGGTTTCATTACCCGCTCTTTTTTAAGTCCAAGCATTTTAAATGCAAGAGAATGTAGTGTTCTGAAATAAGGTATCTCATCTTTATCTATCATAAATTTTTCTTCTGCTCTGCTGATAGCTTCGTATGCAGCTCTACGAGTAAAAGAAAAGTAACCTATCTTTTTTATGTCTGTGCCGGCGCGTAAAAACTCTTCTACTAAATTAAGTAGTGTTGTTGTTTTGCCTGTGCCTGGTGGTCCTAATATAATTGTTTTCATTAAAAAGGTGTTTCCTCATATTTTATGGGACTAATGGAGGGCGTTATTTTTTTCATAGCTTTTATCTTAACTAGATGTGGCTGCTGATCCTTAACCTTTAGTCTTGTCTCTTTTTGGAAAATATCATCTAAGCTCTTGAGTAAGTTTCCTGTCTTAATTCTATCCATCTCCCAATTGTTTCTTTTGCAAAATGCATAAAAGTCATCCATTCTAAAATAAGTATGGTCTTCATCAGTCCAAGCTAACTTGCTCAAAATATCATCTCTAGTTCTTGCTTGTGGTCTATTGACTGTAAACTCATGTAATAAATTTATCAGATGTTCTTTTGGATCAAGAGATTTTAACGGCTCTATTTCTTGCATACCCAATAGTAAAGGTTTTAGGTATACTTCACGCCAATCTTTTGGTTTAGGTATGGGTACTACCACAGCAGCTTTGTCCATAACCTCCAAAGAAAATAAATTAGGATTGTGTAATTGTTCTTTTGTTAAATCAACTCTCTTACCATCCACGTCTAAAAAATATTGCGATGGGTCAGAACATATTTTTGACAAAGTTCCTAACTCTGGCATTTGTTCTTCTTCAAAACCTACACCAAACTTTTTGGTTCTACATTTTGCAGCATTGCAAGAACCACAGATAGGTTGTTCTTTACAACGATACTTATCATAGCCACGTTTACCAATAGACTTAATAATGTTTTGTACCTCTGCAGACTTTAAAGGTGGATTCATGTGCTTATAATTATCGTCTTCTAATAAGTCTTGCCAATCATCGGGATTAGATTTTTGTCTGTAAATAGCTAAATTAAATAATGCATTATTGCGAGAGCCCTCACCAAAACCTTCTTCAGCTAGTTTGTTTAAACAAGGAGGACCATCTTTGAATGCTTCAACAACCTCTGTCTTCTTTATAACAATTGCTTCTATTTGTTCTCGTGTCTGCACCCATTCATCATAAATAGAATAGAATGATTCTAAACTAGCAGCCTCACCACCAGCCNTAAAAGTATAACGCAAACCTCTAGTGCCAGCATGATANGGTANGTTTAAAAAATTTCCGGTGTCACCACGTTCAACTAATATCTCTGTTTGTTTTGGAAATATTTCACTACCTGAATAACCTAANGCCTCNGCCATTGCTTTAAGTTTAGACTGCATTAATGATGCAGGAATAAAATCTTTAGCAAATAAAAATAAATGTGCTCCACCNGATTTTGACCTAAAGGTCACCAATGGAAANCCCATGCCTTTTATATTACGCATGATAGTTANATGATCTAAGTTATATATATCAACATCAATGCAACCCCATTTACACATGTTGCTTTCGTTAATAGGTATAACACCAAGAGCAGGTTCTTTACCCTCAATATGATCAGACCATAATTGATCTGTAACTTTTTCTCTTTTAATTAAAGCTTTGGCAACAGCTTTACCTTTTTCAGTAACTTCACCAGTTAGTTTCATTATGCCATAGGCACTGTTGTTACCCTCAAATATTTCTTGAAACTTCATTTCTTTGCTTTAGGTCTCCCTACCGGGTTACCTGTGCTTGGCTTTTGCCATTTAGGTTTACACACTTCTGTGCAATATATTTTACCTTTTTGCCATTTAGTTATTTCAAATGTTTCTAAACATGTTGGACAAATCTTTTTCATTTCTTTTATTTTCCTTTCTAGTATAGTTACGGAGCCCCATAGAGGGGGGAATCTAGGGGCTCCACCATGATTAAAATGGTACGTTGTCTTTTGACTTTGTCTCACCTTCACCATGTTTTACTTGAACTTGGTTATTACCAACGCTCATAGCAAACTTCTTTGCAGTCTCATACGTTATTTTATCTTGTACGGGACCAACCTTTTCAATGGCCCAACCAAACCAAGTGCCCTTGTCATTTGATTGCTGCACTGTGCTTAACTTATACACGTGACTGTAAGCAGCCGGTGTGAATAAACCATCTTTACCTTCAAGTTTGATGGTATTCATCATTGTATTCCACGACCGACTTACTTTTAATTGTGTCGATTTCATGGTAATCAATGCTTGTTGCGTATCCGGCAACATTACAAAATAAGAAGCTGTGTTCTCTAAATAGTTACCATTTGGTAATCTATCTTTATAGTCAGCTCCTCTTGTAGTATCATCTATGATACCACTTCCTACAGAGTGCGTAGCTACGGGAGCACTTGTGCCCTCGCCTCTATCACTCCACTCAACGTATTCGCGCTTATAACCGCATGGTATTACGTTGACTCCCTCTACACCATCATATGCCTGCTTAGTCGCGGTATTAAATATCATACCTGCCTTAGCACCTTGTACATACTTGGCATCCCTTTCGTTTATCTCAGGGCTTAGCTGTCCTAGTACGCGTAGAAAAGGCATGGCAAAATCGCCTGACTTCATCTCCTCCATACCACCAGCTTGGTCTTGTTCAAACATGCCTGTTAAAGCCATGTTTGTCTTTTCTCTTTTTGCTACTTGATTCATGGTTCTTTTCTCCTTTTTCATGATTCGTTATTTCCGGCCTATCTTGGTTTGATCTTTCACAAAAGTGTGAAAGAATTCCGAGGGCATATCGAGGCCGGCCTCAATACGCTCCCGGTAGAGTGCTTTCAGAGTCATAGGCTCGACCTTCTGCTTCTGTGAAGGCTCATAGCCTTCTCGCACTGCAAGGCCTAGCAATTGCTCTGCCTTGGTATCCTCGCCCTTCCCGAACTGTACGGCAACCTCATTTTTAATAATGTCACCTAGTCCGTTATTACGAAGCCATTCAAAAGCTGATTCCAATTCATCTTTTTTAATTGAGCAGTTGTAAGATTTTTTAATATCTACAGAACTGCCATCAGCTAATTTCAAAGACGCCAATCCCTGCTCTGCAAGTAGGTTTGGTATTATCTCTGAACTAATCTTGTCTGCTTTTTGTTTTTTAAATTTAATTTGTTCTTCTAATCCTTCTATCTCATCCTCATAAGATTGTAGTTCCTGACAGTAAGCGGCTAGTGTTTGTATGTCAGTCTTTTCTATAAGTTCCTGTTGGTCTTCTTCAAAATCAATATTGGTAATATTACTCATTTGTGCTCCTATTTAAATTAAATGATAGTGGATAATATCTTCTTTCTTGTCTGTCCCACTTTAACAGATTAAACATTCCTGTGTACTCAGCAACAATAGCTGTAGACAATCCTATAATTGCAGGATCACCTGTGCACAAAATAAAATCTGTTTCTTTGAAGTCACGTAAATTTTTTCGCATCTTATGTATAAAAGGTGCGGGACTAAACATCATTTGTGAATTTTCTGGTAAACAAATTACCAGGTATCCAAAATCAGATGCCGATAGAATATTTATATTTTGTGGTGGATGTTGTAACACATACACAAAATTTTCTTCTGGGTTTTCTTTTACAAACGCTAAAAAATTAGTTAGGCTTTTCGGTTTGTACAGTTCGAATATTTGATTCTTCATTATTTTCTTTCTCTGGTTCAGCATTAGCTGCATTAAGTTTATCTGTCAAGTCATCAACTTGAATATTTAAATTAATGATGTCACTACTGCTTTTTTGAAGCAACTTTAATAGCGATTGTATTATCTTATCTTTATCCATTTTCTTTCTCCTGTTTATGGTTGACATTTAACATAGTGATTATTATATTAATGTCAAGAAAGAAAATATGATAAAACATTATAAGTTTAAAACCAAGCCATACGAGCATCAAATGGAAGCTTTGGAAAAGTCCTGGGCTTCTGATACATATGCTTTATTTATGGAAATGGGCACCGGTAAATCCAAGGTCCTCGTTGATAATATAGCTATGCTCTATGACAGAGGCGCGATCCGTGCTGCTCTAATCATAGCACCAAAAGGTGTGTATAAAAACTGGGATGCCATAGAGTTTCCGGTGCATTTACCGGACCACGTCGAACACACTAAAGTATTATGGGAAGCAAGTATTACTAAGAGAAAACAAATGGAACTTGATACTTTGTTTGACGGTAAAGAAGACCTTAAGATATTGATAATGAACGTAGAAGCATTTTCTACAAAGAAAGGACTGGACTTTGCACATTCTTTCCTTAACATATTCCTTGGCAGAGCTTTGATAGGGGTTGATGAATCTACCACGATCAAGAATCCGACAGCAAAGCGCACAAAAAATATTTTAACACTAGGGAATCTTGCTAAGTACCGTAGAATATTGACAGGCTCGCCAGTTACCAAGTCACCACTTGACTTGTTTAGTCAATGTAAGTTCCTAGATCCTTATCATTTAGGTTATGATTCATACTATGCGTATCGTTCTAGATATGCACACATGTTAGAAAGAAACTTTGGTGGTCGCCGCGTGCAAATTGTCGGCAGCTATCGTAGGTTAAGTGAACTTACAACAAAACTAGAAAAATTTTCTTATCGTGTACTTAAAGAAGACTGTTTAGATTTACCGGAAAAAGTTTTTACAAAAAGATTAATAGAACTAACTGATGAACAGAAAAAAATATACGATCAAATGAAACAAATGGCTCTTGCTATTCTTGATGATGGCAAGATGATGTCAACTATGAATGTAATGACACAACTAATGCGATTGCATCAAGTTACTTGTGGTCACTTCAAAGCTGATGATGGTACAATCACACACCTAAAAAACAATAGACTTGACTCACTGATGCAACTTCTTGAAGAAACTGAAGGCAAGGTAATTATTTGGGCAAACTATGTTGAAGACATAAAAAATATAGTCGCTTCGTTAAAAAAAGCTTACGGAGAAGCCTCTACAGTGGAATATCACGGTGGGGTGGATGCTAGGGTCCGCCAGGAGCAAATTGCTCTATTTCAAGAGAAAAAGGGCCCTGCACGCTATTTTGTTGGAAATGCACAGACGGGAGGGTACGGAATTACCCTGACTGCAGCCAACACCGTAATATACTATTCCAACAACTATGATTTGGAAAAAAGACTACAATCAGAAGACCGAGCACATCGTATCGGCCAGACTGGCAGTGTTACTTATGTAGACTTAATTGCAGAAAAGACTATAGATGAACGCATAGTCAAAGCACTACGGAGTAAAATAAATATAGCTAATGAAATTATGGGAGAAGATATTAAAGACTGGATCTAAAGAAGTATGTTTTCGTATTTGGTCTTCGCTTCTACTTTGCTCGCTTTTAATATTTGTTTTCTCGATCCTGACTTCACCACTGAACAGTGCACCCAACCTGAATTTGGATCCCCTTCATTATAAAACTCCAGAATTAATTGATCGAAATCTGTATTTTTACTAATCCAAGTTGCAAGCTCCTTGTTGTCAACACCATGAATCTCGAAGTCTGCTGCCTCACCCTTGGCATGTTGTGACTTAGCCGAAGACCCGATAGCCTCGCACAACGCTGGGCTTCGATAGCCTGAGGATATAGCGACCGGTTTACCAAAGTGCTCACGCACTGGTTGCAGGACAGTCTCCGCTAGGTGAATAAGATTTTCTATGTGCGCTGTTGATGGTTTATTATCTATACCTTTGCGCGTTGCAGTTTGAGATTTTGTCATCTCTGCTAGTGAAAAATTATTTGATAGTTTCATTACATTATACCTATCACCATTTCTAAAAAAATTAAAGCTACAGCCCCCACTGTAGATAAAACAACCCAATAGATTTTATCTATCTTACCGCCCAAAGCTTCTACGTCTGCGTGTACGTGTGTAATTTTTTCATCTAGATGTTTAAGATGGTTAGTTTTTATAATATCAATCTCACGTTCAACACCTTTGATGTGACCGTAGAGAGAAATAATATGTTCTCTATCATCTTCTGG